ATTGGAACTTAGCTGCTGTTGAGATAGCTTTCTCTAACACTATGAACAATCTACGAACATTAATTCTTGAGAAAGCACTAGCTTCATTAGATGTTAATGTCTTGTCTCCGTATAATAATGTTCCTTGTCCTGGGAATGTAACTACAGGATTAACTCTTGCTCTGTAGAGTGTGTCTCTATCAGCTTGTGTAGGGTTAAACGCTAGTTTTGTTACACCAAAAATTTGACCACGACTGAATCCTGCTGGTGAATACCATGCATCATTCGTATAATCAGTTCTAGCACATAAGCCAGCGACTGATCCGTTGTCAGGTACATATGCATATCTATCATTGTACCTATCGTAAATGTATAACCAGTTTGAACTCATTGTAGAATAACTAGAACCGTTTAAGGTATCTGCTGTTGTTTTTACATTAGTCGCTCCTGAAACACCTGAGTCAACACAATCTGACTTAAGTGGTGAAAAGAATGCCATTACATCTTTTCTATCTTCTGCGATGTTCATTAATTGATTATAGTAACTTGTTAATTCGGCTCTTGTCTCTACAGCGGTACCACTACCATTGTCTGCTTGACTTGTGCCAGATATTATTAAATTAATATCTTGATTATCTGCACTACCAAAATGTGTATCCCATGCTGTTATTTTCTGAGCTGTTGTTGGTTGATTTCCATCTGCACCATTAGTGAAAGATAGAGAATCAGGTAAAGTACCTGTTCCAAAAGTGACTCCCGCAGCGGCTGAACCAGCAGATCCCATAGTAGAACTATGATCTAACCAGTAAACATATTCGCTTTGGTTTTCAATAACTGTAACATAATAGTTAGTTGCACCGAAGTCATTCTTAGCATCTGAAGCTTTTGATAAACCTTCATATTTTTCTAAGATTGTTCCAGGAGTACCTGAAATTTCACCATCTTCGTCAAGAACAACGATATGTAACTCGTCTGTAACACCAGCACTAGCTCTACCAGCTGCATAAGCTGATGTACCTGGAGCACTGTTGAACTGTTGAGCAAATTCCCATTCACGATTTAGAGCTGCACCTGATGCGACAGCTGTTTTTAAACCTTGAGTGGAATCGTCTTCTTGTGCAATTGTAACTGTTGCTTCTCCGGTTGTACCAGAGTCAAAAGTAATTGCCGATATTTTATATCTTGTAGTATCTGATCCAATCAATGTGATAATGTCACCGACTATGAATTTCTCACCAAGAGTAACTTCGATTGAAGTACCTCCAACGGCAGATGTTCCATTAGTTGTTGTAACACTAGCTTGACTATAAGGATTAGCACCACCACATACTGAAATTTTAAGTGAATTACCTAAAGCTCCAGCGTATCTAGCACCATAATTTCCAACAGAGGCTGAACCAGTGTTGTAATTATCGCGGTAGTGAGTTAAGTTTTTGATTAACAAAGACTGCCCACTTGTTGTTGTCGCGTTTACCATACTGGTAGTTGCGATTCTAACTACTTTTAAGTCAATCCCGTAATCTAAGAACATTGCTGCAGGGTAAAAATACTCAGCTGCAATATCTGTATTAGCGGGTTCCCCGAATGAGTCAACAAGACCTTTACCAGAACTTACAGTAGTAACTTCTTCGGCTGGACCCCAACCGAAATGACCACAATATGCTCCTGTAGAACTTGAGACTGCAGGAATAACATTAGTAGCATCTATTTCTTGAACCTGTACACCAGGCGAAACTTGAAATGCCATGTTTATTATCTCCTAATTATTTTCTATAGCTATAAAAAATATTGTTATTTATAAAGTATCAATGAGTTTAATCATTAATAACTAGTATTTATAATTTAGTAAATGTTCACATCTTCAACAACGGTCCAAACATCACCACCTTCTTTGTAACTTTCGGGTATATCTGAGCCGTCATCAATAATACCAAAAGGTACCATGTCATCATCTATCATTTGTTGTTGTTCATCATATAGTAATTTCTTTAATTCTAAATCTGTCAAACTTTGAAAGTATGGTGTTGTGACGAACCATGCAAATAGTACTAAATTCATAACTAAATCATCATGATTACTCCCATCAGCTTCAAAAGATTGACCTTTAGCTACAAAAGTAACTAATTCACTAATTGTAAACTTATCAATTACTCTTAGTTTGTTTTCTTCCATTAATTCTTTAAGTGTAGAACAACCTATTTGTTTAACTTTCCGTGTCATTGTTACACCAATACCTGTTGATTTAACAGTTGATTCCATAAACACATTCGGATATTCTATATCGTAATGTAAATTATTACACACTATTTGACCTTGATCATTATTTTCAACTATAACGATAGCTTCATTATACATTTTTGCGTATCTTGCAATAACATCTGGAAATAGTAGAGGTGATATCAAATTATCACGATATATACCTACTTGTTTAAAAGGTTTTTCTGATACATCAAATATTGAGAATGTAGAGTAGTCTTGTCCACGACCTCTAGCTACATCAACTGTCATAACATAAGTACTATTCTTTCTAGGTTCTTGATATAAGTATACATTTTCTTTAGACCATAACGCATCATGTCCTTGTAATCCTAGAAGTGTATTTGCATTGATCAATGTGTTTCCTGTACCTAAAAATGAATTACCAAACTCTTGTTCGAACTGTAATTCAGAAGTATTAGCTATAGTTGACTCTTTCCATTTTTCATCTCTGCCTGGTACATCCCACCAATTAACTGTAAAATGTTGATATTCGTTTTTGTTAGCTACAGAACCTTCATATAATTTATGATACATATTACCAATACCATTTGCAGTAGATGTTATAATAACTTTTGACTTACCACCAGATGTAACAACAGGATATGTAGATGTATAGAATTGTTCTGCGTTATCTACGAAAGCAAACTCATCTAAGTATAGAAGATTTACTGACATACCACGAATAGAGTTGGCTCCTGTAGCTGAAGCTATGATTCTACTATCATTTTCAAATTCGATTGATCCTTTGTTTAATACTTTTGTACCCGGTTGTAAGAAAAACGGTACATGCTCTAACATAGTTGTAATACGAGCTAACATCTCTCTAGCTGTTGAACCCTTGTTTGCTAAGATTGCTATTGTTTGTTCAGGTTGAAATAGAAGATACCAAACTAGATAAGCACAAGTTGTGATAGACTTTCCAGACTGTCTACAAGCTAGTACAATACTAAAACGACTTTCATCAAAGTGTGTAATAAGATCGTCTTGATATCCTCTGAGTTTAAATGGTACTAGACCTTCATCTAGTGAAATGATTTGTATATAGTTTTCAATAAAGTGTGTAGGACTTTCCATACACTTCTTGTATTCTAGTATTTCTTCTTCTGTCCATTCAGACTGAACGCCTGCTCTTTTGACATTTATGTTACCTAAGTAACCTTCATTCTTGTGCATTATTTCTTAACAACTTCTGTAATTCAGCTGATGAACCGACAAACAAATTGTTCTGAACTTTATCAGGCATGTTGTTGTCTTTATCTAATTCTTTCATCTTAGCTTGTAAATCGATTAATTTTTCTGTTGTCTCTCCGACTGTTTTGATTAACTGACCAGCTACTTCATAAACTCTTGGGTGTTCTGATTCTTTAGCTATGTCTAAAATACCTTCGATAGCATCTTGACCTCTTTCTACTAGACCATAGAATATCTCTCTTGAATATTTGTAATCATTACCTTTGTCTTGATCGTTAGATGTTATACTAGGTAGATTCTTTTCGGCTTGTACGATTTCACCTTGTATGTCAAGGAGATCGTCTAATTTTTGATCGACTTTACTCATAATATGTATTTAGTTATTTAGGATCGCTTTCTTTATCGTCTGAATATGTTACAGTAGGTTGTTCGAACCATTCTGTTACTTCATTATATGTTATACTGTCTCCTACTTCAGCATCTTGAGGTATTGGAGTTACAGTCTGTTGAACAACTCTACCTGATGTAGAAGTGTCTTCGATTTCACCTGACCCACCTTCCATGTAAGTTCTAACTTTAGCTGTTCTGATAATCTCTGAATCTGTCACAGGTCCATAGATGTAATTTTTCATTGTGAAATCTAAAGTATATGTTAATGTTTGTCTTGTTTCAAAGTCACCATCATAAGTATCTTCTTGAGCTACACTATCTAAAATAATAGGTACATCTCTCTTATCACTCATACTTGGTACAGTATTAATTGTAACTGTATAATCAGGTGTAAAGTATGGTAATATTTGTTCAATAATCTGTAAACCATCGTCTGTATTTTTTACTAATACACTTAATTGAAATCCTAAATTATATGGTGCTGGTGAATATTGATAATTCATTTTTTGAGGATTAGTTGAATCCGCTGCTCTAAATCTTGTTTTCTTTGTTAATTTTCGTGTCCCGTCATATTCAATAGATGTTAATTCAAAACCCATTCTTGGTAATGATATAGCTGTCTGTTTAGATACTGGGTCTAATGAAGATTGTAAACGAGCTATCCACCTTGATCGAGGTCCATAAGCTAATGGAACAGGTATAACTTTTCCGTCTGTTCTTTTGATTGTAATATTATTAAATAGTGTTCCAAATACTGAAACAGCTCTTTTAATTGTTGAATGATAAAAATGATTGTTTAACATTATGTAGCATCTCCAAATGGATTAGATTCTGAGAAATCAATAATCCCGTCAGCATCTGTT